GGACGCATGTTGTCTGACTCTATAAGATGTGCATTGATCTTGTCGCGGATTTCCATCAACATCTGGTCTTGTCGATCAAGCCGGTGATTAAGGTTATGTATTATTTCGTGATCGGTCACTATTTATTACCTTCTCCGGTCTTTGCCGTCGATGATTAAAAATCAGGTGTCTGCCGTCACTCGCACGACATTGGTCCCATCCGCATAAATAATCGCCCGTTTGGCCGTTGCCACGGTGATCCCGGTGCCGGTCGCGCCAATGAATCGTAGGCTTTGGCCGGTACCGTTATAGACAATCCATTCCTTTGGTGACAGCGGCACGATGATGTCTCGCGTTGCCGTCAATGTTCCGGAAAAATCCATTATCCGCGCCCGTGCTTCGGCATAGGAAAGTGTCGTGTTGGCGTCAGTCAGTGACTTGGCCAGTCGCTCGGAAAACGCCATTTGCCATACCCGGTGATCTATCCAGTCGGTCGGCGCGGAGGAACCGCATACGATGGTGTAAAGTGGGATTTTCCCGGCGGTGAACCCGGAAGCGTTGACCGTGACCGCGCCGGTAGTCATGTCAGCTTCAAGATAGTTCGTCGCCGAGAGTGTCATCGTTACCGTGCCGTGATTGACGGATGTCACTACTCCACCGATCAGCACCTTGGCTCCGTAATAGCCCCACGTATTGCCGGAACTGGTTGAAGCCCTGCGCCCATAGTAGGAAGCCGTGCTCATAGCATCGAGCGCCTGATTTACCGTGGTTTCCTTGCCCGCCTGGCCGACGCTCAGGGTGTCCAACAGATTTGTACTGTAATCGCTCATGTGTTTTCCTTACGCATCAGGGAAAGGCGATGCAATTGGCGCATAAGCACCTGAATAACGCCCGGTTTTTGTGATTCTCAACTCTTCGGCATAAAACACTGCGCCAGATGATCCATCACCATTTCCGAACTCGACCTGCGATGTACCCGCAAAGATCGTCGAAGTGAAGGCAACCGACTTTTTGACGACTCCATCCACCGTGAAATAGAGCGTATTTCCAGACCGGAATATCGCCCATTTTGTCCATGTGTTTGCTGGTATTGCCCACGAGTCCGCGATCGAGTTGGAACTTAATGCGGTTACAGTATCCGACCCGGTTGTTGATACACTAAAGCGGAATTCCGTATTTCCTACGCCCGTGGAATACATCCAGACATCCCAGCATTGCTGATTGGTCGTCGTCCACTTTCTTATCAGTCTTTGCGGGCTTCCGCTTCCACCGGGAACCGTCGTGTAGTAGGTCGACCACTCAATAGCAAAGTCGCCATACCCAAAATTAAAATCCGAATGGTTAGGTGTTGATACGTTATTCGTTGAGTTGAAATATCCAGAATACCCACCAAACAATGACTGAGTATTACTTAATGTCGGGCTTCCAACGTATGACCATGTTTTTCCTGTCTGGTCTAAAAATTTCAGGCTGGTAGAGAACTTGAGCGCCAGAACACAAGATGCCCAATTCGCATCTCCAGTTGATATTTCAGAAGGAACAGAATGGGTTGATCCTGTGAAGTTTGTGGCACCATTAATAATCTTGAAATCGTCAATGTATCCAAGATAATAATTAGACCCTGAAAGGCGCTGTCCGATATATGCAGCCCGGCCTAATGCGCCGATTTGCGTTGATTTAGTTACAGTCGTAGGTTGCTTTACGCCATTGATATAAATTGCAAGCTCAGTCCCATATCTGCGCAGCGCGACGTGCGCCCATGTATTTGCAGAGATTTGTGTTGTACTTTGAAACGATGTCCCATTTCCGTAATACCAGTTAATTATTCCATCTGTCTGTAGATATACTAGAGTGTCGTAAGCATTTGCCACGTCGTATTGATCCCAAAGCGTCCCTTGTTGGGTAAGTGGGCTATTGACCCAGCACGATATTTCAAAATCACTTGTACCGAAGTTAAAATCAGTACTTGCTGTGTAGCTTATCGAGTCGCCAGAACCATCAAGATACATGCTCGCAATGCCATATTTTTTTTCGGTAGTCGTCGTTATCGCGTTACCGTTTCTAGTGGCTGATTTGCTTGCTTTTATGTCTGTGAATGTAGTTCCGGACGATTCATAATTTTCATCAAAATGCAGAAGCGATGAAACGTAGTTCCACAAGTAGTCCGTCAATGGAACTACACTACGCGAGATTGAAGTCACCAGCGGAATTCCATTACCAACTATCGCCGATACCTGATAGACCTTGACGTACAGTGTTGCAAGCTCCGCGCCAAAGTCAGTGACCTGCTGGGCGGCGGTGTAAGTTATCGTGGTCGTCGTGCTGGTCAGGGTGCGCTTCAACGTCAAATAACTTGAGCCATCCCAGATTTCGACCACATAGTTTTCCGCTGCCTCGCCCAATGGAGCATCGACAAAGTCGCGCCACTCTCCGCCAACCCGTGTCCGGCGTACCCAGGTCAGGGTCCAATCCAGCGTGCTGACGTTGCGGCTCCCGTTCAGATAGACCGGAGCCACACACTCAAGATTCGCTCCGCTGTAGGTGAATGACAGGTCGCTTGCAGTATCGATGCCCCGGCCACTGGTCACGCCCCTGAAGGTTTTGGCAGAGCCGATTGAGCTGGTGACCTGGCCGACGAATGGCGTGGCGCTATTGAGCAGAACAATGGAATCACCATCGGTGTGTAGCGATGCGGCCCACTCCGTCCCGAACCGCCCACGCAGGAGATTGCCGAGCGACCATGAACCATCGGTATTCTGCGTGCAGGTTTTCGCCCCGATGATTTCCCATCGACCGTGCGCCCCATAGGCGAAGGTATTCGCCCCGGCGAACAGCGCGGCATCCGATACGCTCGAAAGGCTTCCGGAAAGCACCTGAAAGGTCAGCCGACCGCACGGGTCAATGATGTCGTAGCGCCCTGCGCCGAGCGAATCCCGTGCCGTGCCGAAAACAGAACCGGGAATGGTGAAACCGGCCACAGAACTCCACGTCTGCCCACCATCGGCGGTTTCATAAACCGTCGCGCCTTTCCAGCCAGTGTTGTAGCCACACGCTGCCGCAACGAAGCCTGGCGCATCCATCGATTCTGAAACGCACGGCGCATCGAGCAGCACCAGTTCGGTCGGGCCGGGGCTGGTCAATGTCTGACCCGGTGCAATAGACTCTTCACCAACTGCCGTTGGAACATAGACGGCGGCGTGATTGTATTTTGCCGTGCATTCAAGCCGACCATCGGGGAGGCTGTTGATCGAGGTCAGGCGAACTTCGTGCGACCCGTCAAGCGCGGTGATGGTAATCACGTCGGCTGGTTCAAGGTGTTGGAAGGTAGGCGGCAGGACGAATGACAGGTCGTGACGCTCAAGCCAGTAGAGATAGAGCAAAACTTCGGCCATGCCAGCCGCCTCTGTGCCGTTCAAGACAATCGGCAATTCTGTTTTGAGCGTATTGATGGCGTCCGTATTCAGTCGCTCGGCAGACTGCTGACCGGCGTCGTATTCACGGGCTACGTCGAAATAGCCCAGCTCGACCCTGCGCGGTATCTGGCTATCCATTTCCCGCGCACTGGTCAGCCTGGCCAGCGGGTTGCCGTCCGTGGCACCGAGATCGGACTCTGCAACGCTGGCGACCGAAGACCCGCCGCGTGGCACGAATTTAATTTTGTAACCAGACGGCACAACGTCGAATGGCCAGGCAGCCTGTAGCGGCTCAAGCGCCGACCTAATCGCAGCGGCTTCCGTTATTCGATAGCCCTTGACATGTTGGTCTATTGCAGAAACGTCAATGTCGCCTGCTTCGATCAGGTTTGATGACAGGCATACGTCGCTGATAATGTTGGAAAGTTCGACAGAGTTGTTTCCCAGCCCGCCAAGCCCCCAGCGGCGCACGGTGAATTCAACTTGATTACCACCGACAGAAGGTTCCGGATCATCGACAAAGGCGACGATAAGGATTCCGTCGCGCACATAGAATGATGGAGACCCGCCCGCCGAAGTGACGATTTCTGTGGCGTGGGTGCCGGTAATGGCCGAGATTGACCCATTAAGCGGGTAGATATTCGGGCCAAGCTGAGCGCCAGCCATGTCCATGAGATACAAAGCGCCGTCATTCGACCCGCCGAGCATCTTGTTCGACATATTTAGGGTGTTTGAGGACGAATACAGCAACACAAGGTCAGTGCTAAACGTCCATGTCGTGCCGGTCGCCAGCACGATAATGTAACCGAGCGTGTAATACATCTGCGTTGCGCCTGGCACATCGTAGGCAACAGCAACACCAGACCCCGGCAGGTACATTTCCAGAACCTCGGCGCGGATCATTATCAAGCGACCGACGTTTATATCAGTGGGCGGCAGAACAACCCAATCAGTTACATAGATAGGAGACACCAATTCATCGTCAATGTAATTGATTGACCCGTATCTAAATCCGTTTCCGCCAACAGAACTTCCTGGACGCCACAGAACAGACGTAAGCCACGGATATTTTCCCGGCGCAGCAACATGAGAAACGTCCATATAAAGCCCTGGCGCTTCTGTGAATGACAGGCTGGCCTTGCAGGTATATTCCTTGTATTGCTCGCCGCCATACCACTCATTGGCAGCGCACTGGAATGTAGCGAGGTTTGTTTCGCCGCCGACATTGATGACGCCGGTTCCCCAATAATAGGGGTCATCACGAATCGCCGAGTCGGAGAGCGGTTGCGGATCGGCATCGATTGCCGAAGTAACCACCTCAACTTTGAACTGCGCCCCGAGAATCGAATTGCCAAATTCCTTGAGCTGGAAATCGTCAAACACGAGGTAAGCCAGCCCTCGATAGGCAGGCACATTGGCAACACCGAGCGCCGCCTGCATCCGCCAATCAGGGCTTTGGTCTTCGGTGCCAAGGTACAGTCTGAAACCATTTGCGGCAAGATTGCTGGCGACGATGCCTTCATAATCCGTCGCGCCTGCATCGTAGATCAGCTTCCCGGAACACCAGATGCGCTTGACGGCATCAATCGGCCCCTGGCACAAGCCGAGGGCAAAGGTCACGGAATAGGTCGTCGTCTCGACTTCCTGACCGCCGCCACCCTTGCCGCCCTGCGTTTCACTGGTCGTCGTTTCCTTGAGCTGGTTATTCTCAACCCAAAAGATATTTCCGAAGGTCGCCAGCGTTCCCCACACCTTCGGGATATTCGCGCCGTAGGTATTAGTCTGTACCGACAGGTCGGAGAGTTTCGGCCCGACAATCTTCGGGCCTTTCGGTGGATCGATGGCAGCACCGACCATCCCGCCAACCGCCGCGCCAAGGGCCACATAGGACAACCCGCCTGTAAAATAACCAATTACTGCACCGCCGATATAACCGACTATTTGCCCTGTTGAGCCGCTCATGAAATTCCCCTGAAGCGGTAAATCCGCACGATGCGCGCCCGCCAAACGTCATCGAGGCGGTGCTCGCAAACCTTTCGGCCCGCAGCGAAGGCGTGGATGATAGTCTCCCCGGCATAGATGGCAAGGTGCTGCGGGTCGCCCATGAATCGCATCAGCAATAGGTCTCCGGGTTGCATTTCAAATACCCGCTCAAGCCCCGTCTGCGCATCCAATGCCGACTCAAGCAAACCGCCAGAAGGCCGCGCTGCATAGCCGGGTGAGTCCTGATACTCTGCGCCGACCTTATCCGCCACATAAACGGCAAGACCCGCACAATCGAGCGCCTTGCTGACCTCGCGACCCTGATGCCTGAATGGCGTTCCGATAGCCGACCTTGCTGCAGCTAGGATGTCTTCCGGCGTCATCGGTTTCCGCCGATCTGCTGAACTACCGATGCGGTAGGGATGTAAGAGAAGCCGAAAAAGCCGCCATTATTCGGGGTGATTTTCCAGGCGTGGGTGCCGTTGGTAACGGCCACATTCAGCCACTTGTCTCGACAATCTTCAAGTCGATTGCGGCAACCTGGAATCAGGATGTAGGCATCGCCCACGGCGGGCGTGTAATAGAACGGCTCGAACGTGGTGATGGTTCCATCCGCCGCGTGGCTCTTGATTTCCAGCGGCTTCAGTCCGGCGTTGTTGCCCGTGGTGAATTGGATCGTGCCAGCGCCGAACCAGTCGTCCGCTTCCGGCCTTCCTGAATCCCGGAAGATGGTGGCGCTGGAAACGTGCGTCAGGGTGCCGGATACATTGACCAGCGACAATGTTATGCCGCAACCAGCATCGCCGAACGTGTTGCCACACGCCGCCTGATAGGATTTTCCCGACGACTGGTTCAATGCGTCGATCAGGCTCATGCCCTGGATGGTGTATTTCTCGTCTTCAAGCGTCGTCTTGCCGAAGAATCCAGCAGTGACCGGCTCATAATCTTCAACAGGATTCAGGAAATCGCACTTGAAGATATAGACTCGGGCATTATCGAAAACACCACTAGCAATCTGGTCGCGGGTAATTCCTGCAAGTCCTATAAATCCGGTCAAATCAATTGCCGCTGGCGACATGCCTGTTCCGGATGAATATGCAGTCTGTTCGTATCCTGAATCTGTTTCATAAACCGTAGCATTACTCATCGTCAGATTTTGCGGATATGTAGTTAGGCGCAGTGTCGGGCCTGATACGGTTACGATACGAACACACCATGCTGCTGTTTCGTATGGCGTTACGGTTGTCTTCATGGATTAATCAATTCAATAAGCTCAAGGCCATCCGCGTTTCTGTGTGCAGGATAGTCTTGTCCAACAACTAGAGAACCATTGAATCTAACTGGCCAATCAAACTCGAATCCACAAGTAACAGATTCTCCGGTTTGTGGTGCTGTATTAGTATTTCCGCTGCTTGTGTAAACACTGAAAGAAGAGGTATCAATTGAAACAGTTATTGTGGTTGCGTCGTAACTCGTAACAAGCCCACGCAACCCGTTAATTTGTGTCATTCCCAAAACATCCTTGAATCCAACAGACATTCCGGTTACGTAGGTATGCGGAGAGCCAAGAATTACGACGGCGCTTGAAGCCTTTGAAATTCCTGAAATAGCGTGAGCATTGTCTGCTGGAAGTGTAATTCTTCCGGTAGTCGTATTGACCGACCAATACAAAGGATTGATTTCAGTCGTTCCGATTCCAACCTTTACCGACCCAGACACAGGTTTATAAATCACTCGGTAAGGATAACCAGTAGAACCTGCCGTTCCATTTGTTCCGTACCGTTTAATCATCTGATAAACCGAACCAGCGGTGACGACTAGAAGCGGTTGATCGAATGCGGTTGGAGTAGCTATTGACCCGTTGCTGGAATATTCGTCATAGCAACGAATCCTAAACCCAGCATATTGACCATGCGCCCTATGATATAGAGAACAGATATGGTCGTATGTTTCCTGCTTTTCTAGCAATGTGGAAATATCGAACACCCGAATCGGGAACGGATGAACAAGTGAGCGATATTCCTGACCACCTGCTGTCTGAACAATATTCACGGCATATTGATCCGCAAACGATGCGCCCATCTTGATCTTCTGATGGTCAATTCTTTCTTCGAGAAAATCAGCCATATCGCCGCGCCCCACCCATTACACCCAATGCAGTCCTGGCACCTGAAGCGGCGGCACGTTTGACTTCAGCCTTGTCCGTTCCTGACCCTGCGTTGATTGTTTGATTGATCGTAGTTCCACCACCACCGGACATATATACCCCGAGTTTTCCATTGCTCATGCGCTTGAGAGGTAAAGCGCCTTCTGGCCCCGCTTCGCCTGCTACGCCGAGAGTTCCGCCGAGCGCAAACATGGTTGGCTTAGTCAGAATACGACCATTACCGAATACGCCACCTGATGCGAATTTCTTGACCTGCCCGTTATCAAAGGCGTTACCTTTTGCGGAGAATATTGCACTGGCGATTGATTCCCAAGGAATAGAACCAACTAGCCCGCCAACCTTCCCGTCTTTCATATCTCCAAAAATGTACTTTGCAACTTGCGCCGCTGCCGCTTCAGCAATCATCCGCTGAAGCATTTTTCCCCACTGTTCAAGCATTCCGTCTAATCCATCTTTGAATGGATCAAAGAGGAAGTCTGCTAATTCACTCTGGATGTTTTTAGCCGCTGATTTAGCGAACTCGTCCATTTCGTCGCCGGTTTCTTTAGCGACTTTTCCGGTAGCCTCGAAATCATCCTGTACTGCAAACATTTTCCGCGCATACACGTCCCAACTGATTGCCCCTTCTTCAAGCAATTTATTGAGATTTACAATTTCAACGCCGAGTTTTTCGCTAGGAGTGCGAACCGACTCCATTACCCGCTTGCCTTCTTCCATTGCCTTGGCATGTTCGCGGAATTTCTCGGCCTGCATTTCAGCGGCGCGGGCAGATTCAAACTGAGCGACTGCGGTTTGCTTCCAGGATTCCGGCATGGTTGCCCATGCGGGCGAGGTCATCAGGTCATAGAGCGTGGATTGCGCGGCGGATAGTTCAAGCGTGGATTTCTGAGCATTGGCATTGACGGTAGCCAAACCTTTCATGGCGTCTTCGTAGGCTTTTGCTTCTGCGCTTGCTTCTGCTGTTGCTGACTTGGTTCTTGCAGAGCGTGGCCTTCCACTGGCGCCGCCAGTAGCTTTCGGTTTTACGGCAGTAGCATCCGGCAAACCTTCAGAAAGAGAACCTAATGAACCATAGTTCTTTCGGTTGAATACTCGCTTTTCAGCCTCGTCTAATGCCGCACGCGCTTCTTTGGCGTCAGCTTTCATCATCCGGCCAATTTCGCCAGCGGCGCGGAAATTGAACTGAGCAACGGCGGCGGCTTGCGCTGCTAATCCACCAAGTTCATTCCCGATCTGGACTAGAACATACTTTACGTTCATGCCGAGAATGGCGACGGTTTCAAATACCGTCTTCAGCCCATTCTGTGCGGTAGTGAATGCGCCGGTTTCCTTTGCTGCGTCACCTGTTGCGCCACTCATCGCATTGAGCAGGCTAATCATTTCAGTGATTGCGCCTGTGGCGAGTTTGACGCTATCGAATATCAATCCACCGGCATCGTTCTTGTTGATCGTGCGGAAAAGTTCGTCCCACGAATCACCGAGATTTGAAATAGCGCCATCAAGCGTTTTGGCGCGCTCTGTCATCGCGCCTGCGAAATTGTTATTACCAATCTCAGTCAGATAGCGCCCGATTTCCTCGGAACTATTTTTGATTGTCTTTGTAACGCCTTGGAACGTCAGCGATACATCATCGCCTTCTTTCTTTGCGCGTATTCCAAACTCTTTCAGTCGCTCAAATTCACCCGTAGAAGCATCGGCGACCGCTTCAATCATTTGGTCAAGCGACTTGCCCATTGCCGAAGCTGTATTTCCATAGGAAGTCAGAGACTCCTTGGACGCATCAAGCCCCAAGGTTTTCAGCTTGATGAATGCTTTGGTTACTTCGGATAGTGAGTATGGAGTTTCAGCCGCAAATGATTTGATCCATTCAAACTCATTCTCTGCCTTGGCAGATGATCCTGTGATGGTAATCA